TACAGTATTGAGTCAGACAGCGGCAGTGACAACAGTCACGGCATCAGGTGCAATCAACCTTACAGCAGGTTCAGATGTAGTAGTACCAGCAAACGTTGGTGTAACATTTGGTACAGGTGAGAAGATTGAAGGTGACAACACAGACCTTACAGTAACATCAGGTGGTGCATTGAACTTGACTGCAACAACAGATGTAGTAGTACCAGCAAACGTTGGTGTAACATTTGGATCAGGTGAGAAGATCGAAGGTGATAGCACAGACCTTACAATCACATCAGGTGGTGCATTAAACCTAACAGCGACTACAGACGTAGTAATTCCTGCCAACGTGGGAATCACGTTTGGATCAGGTGAGAAGATCGAAGGTGATAGCACAGACCTTACAATCACATCAGGAGCAAAAATCAATTTAGCGGCGACGTCAGATGTACACCTAGCCAACAACATCGGACTAGTGTTTGGTGATGCGGCTGAAAAAATTGAAGGTGATGGTACAGACTTAACAATCACAGGTAACAACATTAATCTTACAGCGGCGGCCGACATAGTAGTTCCTGCCAACATAGGAATCACGTTTGGAACAGGTGAGAAGATAGAGGGTAACAACACAGATTTAACTATCACATCAGGTGCAGACATCACATTGGCGGCGGCGGCAGATGTTAACATTCCAGTCAACATTGGCTTACGTCTTGGTGATGGTGGTGAGAACATCGAAACAGATAACACAGACTTAACGATCACATCAGGTGGTAAAATCAATTTAGCAACTGCTTCAGATGTACACATGGCCAATGACAAAGGAATAGTTTTTGGTGATGCAGGTGAGAAGATCGAGGGTGATGGTACAAATTTAACTATCGCTTCTTCTGCCGCATTGAACTTGACAGCGACAACAGACATCGTTGTACCAGCCAACGTTGGAATCACGTTTGGTACAGGTGAGAAGATTGAAGGTGACAGTACAGACTTGACTGTTACTTCGGGTGCCAAAATTGTAATGGCGGCAACAACAGATGTTGAAATACCTGCAAACGTTGGTATAACATTTGGATCAGGTGAGAAGATAGAGGGCGACAACACAGACCTTACAGTAACATCGGGTGCCAAGATCAATTTAGCGGCAACAACAGATATACACCTAGCCAATGACATCGGAATGGTATTTGGTGATGCAGGTGAGAAGATCGAGGGAGATGGTACAGACTTAACTATCACTTCAAGTAACTTACTAAATTTATCAGCGGGAACAGACGTTGTTATCCCAATTAACATTGGATTACATTTCGCAGATGCCAACGAGAAAATTGAGTCAAATGGTACTAACTTGACAATCACGGCGGCAAGTGGAGACATCAACTTGACTGCAAATGCTGACGTAAACTTACCCAACGACATCGGATTAGTGTTTGGTGATGATGGTGAGAAGATCGAAGGTGATGGAACAGACTTAACAATATCAAGTTCTGGATTATGTACTATCACAGCAACTGGTCAGACAGTTATCACTAATGACTTGGTTGTGAGCGGAAACTTGACTGTTGACGGTACTAACACAATTATTAACACAACAACACTAGCGATTGAGGACAACTTGATTGAAGTGAACAGAACAGTATCTGCCGCTTCAGGAATGCCAGTTTACTCAGGAATGGTAGTGAACAGGGGTGTAGCATCAGATACCACAGAGGAAGATCTATTCTGGGTATGGGATGAAGGATTTGCAGATGATGGAACAACTATCCACGGTAACGCGGGTGGTGCCTGGACGGCATTGAGAGCATCAAGAGGTGTAGACAATGCCTCTCCGATCACAGCAACAGAGACCAACTTGGTCGATGTGAGATGTAACGTTATCCACGCACTAGCAACTTCGGCTCAGTACGCTGACGTTGCCGAGCGTTTCGAAGCAGACGCTCCTATGGCAACTGGTTCAGTAGTAATGGTTGGTGGTGAAGCAGAGATCACGGAAACGACAGCAGATTTATCTGATCAAGTTTTTGGTGTCATATCTGATCAACCAGCTTACGCCATGAACGCAGGCGCAGGTGACAGTGATTCACATCCATTCGTTGCAATGACTGGAAGAACTCCAGTGAGGGTAACAGGTGCAGTGACTAAAGGTCAAAGATTAGTTAGTTCATCAATCAAAGGTTGTGCGAGAGCGGCCGCAACAGGTGAATCATATTCACCATTCCATGTTATTGGTAGAGCACTAGAGAACTCAACTGACGCAGGAATCAAATTGGTAAATTGTGCGGTGAGGACAAACAACTAATAAATATTCATACTTTTTAGTAGAATCAAAAGGCCTTGTAGAAATATAGGGCCTTTTTTTTTGGCCTGTAAACAATAAATACATACATGAGTGTAAAAATAAGCGGCAACATCGAGATAAACGCAGATACTTGGTTGGAGTTCCAAGGAAAAAATGATGCCGGAGAAAACATCAGAATAGGCTCGATAAAAGGTAGCATCAAGGACAACAAGAAAGGTGCAGACCAGAGTGTGATACAGATAATTGGCAGGAAAGACGGACAGCACAAACCCTTATTGACCATCGCCAACAATGCCATCTACGCACACCGTGATGTTCCATTCGTGTGGCAGACAGAAGACGGTAAAAAAACTTTCGTGTCAGGTACATCAACTACGAAAAGAAACATAGACCTACCAGACGACAACGGCACACTGATGATAAACAATTCAGGGAAAGTAATGGCAACGGATTTGCCAACAAGCGATCCTAGTAATGCGGGTCAACTTTGGAATGACAGCGGTACTGTAAAAATTAGTGCTGGTTAATTAAGTTATCAAATCTAAAATAGTCTGTAACTTGCCTTTGATGGCTTTATTATTCAAGGTATTCTTCAAACCCATGTGTAGGTTCTTGGGCCAACATTCAAACGCAGTCCAGCAGTAGCCAGAGTGTTCAGCATTCAGCTTGGGTAAGAATTCAGTCTCTATCGCAATAAGATAAGTGTGGAAGAAAAACTTCTCATCGTTTGAAGTGAACATCTCCAAGGGAATAACTTTCTTGAACTTGGGGACTGCTCCAACTTCTTCTTTTATTTCCCTCTTCAGTCCTTCGAAGGCCGATTCTGTGTACTTCATCCTGCCTCCAACCAGCCCCCACATTCCTTTTGTCTTACTGTCAGTCCTCTGTAGGAATAGGAATCGCTTGGTGGATGTGCTGTAGAATAAAGCACCTGAGCATATGATGTTGTCTTCCATGCTATATTGTAACAGATTGTTTGTGATTTATCAAGGGGTAGTTGCGTCAACACTTGGATCATAACCAGTATTACCGTCACCGTCTATAACTATGCTCCAATTACCTTGTGTGTAAACACCTTCGTATGATTTTACCCATTCCGTGCCATTGAATCTGTACTGTATTCCAGTGTTCAGATTGGTAACGTAGTGCTGTGTTGAATCTGGATCGGAGGCATCAAACACTTTCAACCATTTACTTGATGTGCTGTTGTATTCAATAATGTCTCCAATATTGGCAATAAGAGCTCCCCAAGTTGCACTCTGTACCGATGCTGTCGAATCCCCGACATCATTAATGATTAGATACCTATCACCATTCACAGGTCCAGGTGGTACAAAAGTTGCAGGGTTGATGATCTTCTTGACTGCTGTAAGTGAGTTTGCAGGTATTGTGTCCTCGTCAATGCTGTATAGTAATATGGTATCGTCAAGTGTTGTTGTCGCTATGGTTCCTATAATTTCGTTTCCGTTTGGTTGTGTTAATCTGATCTGTGATGTACCGTTAGTGACTACTCCGTACTGTTCCAGTAATATCTTCCAGTTGACTGCTGGTCCAAATGTTTCAAAAGGATCTGCCAGACCTGGATCTTTGGCCCCTGTATGAAACCCATCACCGCCGGATTTAACATTCACGCCTGTTGTACCTAGTAATCTTAACTGATTTCCCGACACCAACAATCCAAAGTTGTTTGGTGTGATAAAGCTTCTTGAAATCAAAGATCCGTCTATTAACCCTTTTGCCATTCCGCCATCGTCGTCGTAAACACTCATGATGATCTTCTGTACAACACCTAATTTCTTGACTTTTACAGGTGGTGATAACCATATTGGCATAGAGAACGATAAACTTGCTACATCTATTTCTGTGTCAGCACCAACAGGAATTGTTCTAGAACTAAAACTTATATTTGTTAATTCTACGTAACTCAAACTAGTCCAATCAATGTAGTTGTCTGATTTCTGTATCTCAAAATCAGGGTTAAAAAGGTATAAAATCTGTTCTAGTATCTGTAATTTTTGATCCGTGTTTGAACTCCAAATATCTGCCGTGACTTCTAATCTGAAAGGCGATGGCATAACTTTTTCAATTGTGTAGCCTGCACCTAGTTGATCTGTGTAGTTCCCGTCACTGTCAACGCCTCTTTCTTTTAAATGTTGTTTCTCTATGTGATATGGATTTTGCATCCTTTCCCTATCATAATTTAGTTCTCTGACATATGCCGCTATTCTTGGAGCATACTGTAATGCGTTCTCAGAATTATTCCTAATTATATTTGATACCTGTCTAGTTGGATCTCCGTACACAACAGGAACAGCCCTCAATGTAACTTGATCATCTCTACCTTTGCCTGTTTCCACAGAGAAATTACTCAAGACCCTAATGAATTGGGTAAGGAATTTCCTAATCTGTCCTTCGTAAAAGTGTAGCATTCTTAATTGTCAGCCTTTGGTTTCAATGCATCTGATAGTGATTGTCTTTGCGTTACAGTCAATCCGTTTATGGTATCAGACGTTGCATTATTAACAAAACTTGTTTTGTAGTTGCTTCTCGAATCATTGTTTGTTGTAGTTATTCTTACAGAATCCTCTATCTTGACCCATCTGGTTCCGTCAAAACGGAACAACCTGTTTGGTAAGAAATCTGTTCTCAAGAAATAGTCTCCCTTGTCTGTGCCTGAGTTTGGAAAGCTGATTCCAAATCCTGCTGGATGACCATTCGGTGCTACTCCGTCCCCGTCCAGGTAGAAGCCATAGTGTGAACTTGCCGGTGAATCTATCACAGCATTAACTGATTTATCTGAACTTGTACTAGTGGTCGTGGTGTTAACATTGTCGGTCCTGATATTCCCTCTTTCATCTATAGGTGCAACATAGTACTGCTTGTAGTTGAATCCTGCTTTAGGTGAATCTTGTTCTGCTTGTGCAACAACTTGTTCATTGATAGATTTTTCTTTGTTAAACGTTGACATGTAACTAGCTAGAGAGCCTTCTGTTGCGGCATCACCTAATATGTCTCTGTATTCTTGAGAGTCTACTAGAGACTTCATTTTTAGTCTTAATAAGTGTGGCCACCAAGTTTGACTAAATCCTTCTGCGGCTCTGTTAACATCTTCAACAACATAGTATCTTTTAAGTGCGATCGGTATGCTCTCGTCTAGAGAATAATCCTCTTTCATGTGAGGGAATTCTATGACATCGCCTGCCATGGGTTTTCTTCCAATACGTTCGATCATATCATTAAGATGAACCGTTAAAAATAGTGTGTCATTCTGCAAGAACATTCCAAACTGTGATAGGTTGAAGTCTGCATCTTGCACATTGTATATTCCACGCACTATATAAATGTCGTCTGCATATTTTCTATCCCTGTTCTCTAGGAAAAGTAGATCCTGTATGGTTCTTTCGTTTAGACTATCACCCGAATACTGCGGTTGCGATGGCGAGGCATCTCCGTCCTTCTGTGAACTACCTTGATCATATGGACCTAGGTATTTGTGGAAGTGTAAGTCCGTTCCACCCACTTGAAACATCTCCTTGATGTTACGATCGAAGAACTTGTAGTCGTTGCCCTTTTCAGGCTTGAAAATGGATAATCTTGGCATATCATACATATTTATTGCACAGACAAAGGTTATAA